CGGCCAAGATCTCGTTGAACGGCACCATGTCGATGGCACCGCTGACGAAGTCGGTCACGGACTCGGCGAGTCGTGCGACTGGCAGCGTCTCGAATGCCTGCTCGAACGAGTTGAGGGCCGCCATGCCGACGTCGGACCAACCCTGCTCGCCGGACATCATCGTCAGAACCGGGTCAAAGAAGCCGGCAGCGGCCTCGCCGAGCCCGTTCTGGAACTCGCGCCGCACCTCAGTCAGCGTCACCTTCGCGTTGTCGAGCGAGTTGACCAGGGCGTCGGACGCACCCGTAACGCCGGGCAGCGACTTCGTCGACATTGCGTCAAGGATCGCGTTCAGCTGTTCGCCGTCGTTGGCGATGTCCGACAGCGGTGTGCCAAACAGGCCGACGGCGGCGCGAGCACGGTCGGCTGGATCGGGCACCGCCTGCAGTGCCTCGATGATCTGCAAGAAGGCGTCGCGAGCGCCAGGCCCACCCTCAAGGATCTTTGCCTGCATGTCCTCGGCCGACAGGCCGATGATGTCGTAAGCCTCTCTCGTTGCGTCCGACATGACTTGGTTCAGTCGGGTGAACTCAGTGACGGAGTCGCCGATCTTGTCGAGCTGGAAGGAGCCTTCCTTGGCACCCTCGACGATCAGCCCGAACGCCTGCTCGCCGGTGAACCCCAGCGTCTCGAACGCTTGGACGTACTCGCCCTCACTGAACACGGCGAGCAGGTCGTCACGCATCGCGGCCGGCACCGCCTGCAGTCCTGCGGTGATCTGGTCGAACGCCTGCTCAGCGTCCTTTGCGAGCCCGTTCTTGAGCAGCACACCGACGCCAGCGACGGCCTCGCCCACGTCGACCTGGAACACGTCGCCGAGCGCCTGCGCCCGCGCCGTCAGGTTGGCGAGTGCTTCCTCCGACCCACGCGATTCCTCGAGCGTCGAGTACACGGCGTCAACGGCGTCGGCCACTTCGTCCTTCGACTGACCCCACGCCTGAGCGAACACGTCAGAGGTGACCCGTGCGAACTCGGCCGACTTCTCGGCACCCTCACCGACACGGGCGGCGATGACGGCGCCCAGGTTCGCGGTGTTGATGGCGTCGGTGATGCCAAAGACGAACGCCGCACCAGCGGCAGCACCAGCGGCCGCCGCCGGACCCGCCAACCCTGGGGGCAGCGACGACAGCGCATCGTCGAAGACGCCGCCCAAATCGCCACCGATGTCACCCAGCCCCGACAGCAGGCCACCGCTGACCCCGTCACCGACGTCGGCGCCGATGGCCGCACCGGCACCCTTGACCTGCTGGCCGGAGCTGCGCACGCCGTCGGCGACACCCTCGCCCGCCTGCTTGCCGACACGTCGGCCCGCCTGCTCGGCCTCCTGTCGCTGATCTTCGACCGCGCGCGGAAGTGCCGCCGCAGCCTCACGGGCCGCGGCGGACATGTCCTCGAGTCCACGACCGGCGGCGTCGGACAACTCCCGACCCGCCTGGGTGAACTTGGATGAAGCGCCGGCCAACTGCTCGGCTGCGTTGTCACCGACCTTGCCGGCGGCGTCCTCGATCGACCCCAGCGACTCGGTCGCCTGCTTGCCGATGCGGTCGAACTCCCGCTCAGCGGTGCGGGCGTCCGCTTCGATGACGATCTCAAGTCGCTCGAGCAGGGCCACGGATCACCGCATCCTTCGGTTCACGATGCGCGCGCCAGGTCGACGTTGCGCATCACTTCGTTCAACAGCAACAGGTCCCGCTCGGTCAGCTGTCGGACTTGGGTGGGGGTCCATCCGAACTGGATGGCGCACCAGGCGATCCAGCGGTCGATGCTTCGTCCACCGCTTTTGGGATGCCACCCTGGAACATGTCCGGCATGTCCTCGTCGACCAGCTCGAACACGTCCAGCAGCTTGCGCGCCGTCAGCGTCTCGGGCTCGCACCCGATCTGCGCACAGCACGCCGAGTAGATGTGGATGGCGTTACCGGCCGACGCCCGCGGGCGGGCGACGATGCGGTGCCACTCGGTGCCGCACTTCTTTTCGAGCTCGGCGAGAGCTTCGAGGGTCAGGTCCGCGAGCCGGACCTGACCCTCGGGCGTGTTGCACGCCCACTCTTTGACGGCGTCGGTCATCGGTCAGATGCCGTTCGTCTGCAGCGACGTCGCCGCAGCCCAGGAGCCGGACACCTCGACAGCGCCGGACACGGTCTGCGACACCGACACGTCGAAGTGCGCCTTGCCGAAGAAGTACTGCGTGGCGTTGTCGACGTTGTTCACGTAGCAGTAGAACTTGCGCCCGCCGTCGATCGCAGTCGACACCTTGTACTGGTCGCCGTCGGTGTCCCAGAAGCCCGAGAACGACCCCTGCGCGTCGCCGAGCGAAACGACATAGGTCTTGCTGGTGTCGCCGAACGAGGTGGTCTCGATCTTGTCGGTGGTCCGGTTGAGGTCCCACGAGTTGAGGTTGGCGATCGGCTTCGCGCTGCCGGTGCCATCGACACTGGTGTCAATGTACACACGCCCTCGCCTGCCTGCGATCGGTGCGGCCATGGGTGTTGCTCCTTGTGGTAAGGGTCAGATGCCCAACGCCGTAAACAGGCGGCGGACGTTGTTGGGGAACGTGCGATCAGCGATCGCATGACGAGCAGCCGTGGCGGCTTCAGCTGCACGATCTGGGTGGGCGAGTGCCCAGCGGATATGGTCGCCCAGTTCTTCGGGCGACGAGAAGGTCGGGAGCATTGGAAACAGCTCGTCCGACTCGGGCCGCGACTGGCGTGCGAACCATGTGCCGCACGCTGCGAGCTCCACCTCACGGGGGCCGACGGCGACACCCTCGTCGGTGTCGATCACGTCGCCGTTCGTCTCCGCCCGGTACAGGTTGAACGACGTGGCCGAGCCGCGGTACAGCTCGGCGGTCATGTCGTTGTCGACGCAGTCCTCGAGGTCGTGCACGACGTGACGGGTCAGCGTCTCGGGTGCGTGCTCCCAGTTGCCGGCGAGCGCCAGGTCGATGCCCGACCAGTCGACACGCTCCATGAACGCCTGACGGCTCGGGTAGCCGGTGCCGACAAACACGCAGTCGGACTTGTAGCCCGATGTACCTGGGTGATGTATGTCGGGGCGGTAGGCGTGCGGCGTGTAGATCGCCGGCACCTTCGCCGTGAACTGGTCGAGGTGCACCGGGTCGTTGAGTGCGACGGCGTCGAACACGTCGCAGGTGGCGAGCTGTCGCGAGTCCTCGTAGGGACTCTCGGTGAACACGCACGCCACCTTGTGGCCGCGAGCCCGTGCCACCTGCACGAAGTCGGCGTCGATGACGAAGCCGGAGATGAACAGGATGACGTCGGGCCACCAGCGGTAGGCCGCCCGGTACAGCCCTGACAGGGCGAACGAGTACACGTCGTCGGTCGTCGGGAACGCCTTGACGTAGCTGCCGTCCTTCGCCTCAAGGAAAGCGTGGGCACCCCACGTCATGCGGTCGTTCAGGTTGTACGGCATCACCTCGACGCCGAGCTGGGTCAGCGCCTCGCAGTAGCCGTTGAACACGTCGGCGACGCTGAACTCGGGACCGGGGTGGACGACAAGTGCTCTCAACCGCCGAACACCTTGCCGAGTGCCTTGGCCTGCGCCGTGCGGTAGTCCTTGATGGCGTCGTCCGCGCCCCGCTGCTCGGAGCGGGTCCAGGTGCGCTTGGCCTTGGTGCCGGGGTGGTTGGCGTACATGAATCCGTCGCCCTGCTTGCCGCCGTAGCCCTTCGCGGCGAGGAACGTCGCACGCTTGCGGCGGCGGCTGCCGCCCCGGTTGTTGCGGTTGCCGCGGGCGGCACCGGCGAGCTGGCCGGCGTCAACGACGCCACCGCCCGCCATCATCTGGAACAGCGCAGCCGTTCTTACCGAAGTTCGACAGCACCATGTCGCCGCCGGAGTCCTTGCGGGCTTCGGTGAGTGCAGCGCCCTTGAACGCCATTGCAGCGTTGCGGGTGGCGTTGCGGTTGTTCTTCGCCAGTTCCTTGCCTGCAGCGGACAGGTTGCGAACGAGCTTCTGTGTACTCACGTCCACACCTGCAGCGAGACGGTGGCGCCGTAGTACGGCGTGTCGGCGATGACTCGCAGGCCGAAGGTGCCGATGCTGCGCACCGACAGCGACACGCCGTCGGCGTTGGTCACGTCCTCAAGTGCGGAGACGACCGAGCCGGCGTCGTCCATGTCGAGCAGGTCGTCGAGGCGGGCCATCTGCGCCGTGTCGTTGTGCGACACCAGGACGACCACCTCGGCGGTCGTCGTGCGCCCAGCGTTGAACGTGGCGACGGTGTGCTCGAGGTCGTACAGCACCGCCGCCGGCACCTGCACGTTGTCGACCGGGTAGTCGTAGACGTGCAGTCCGGTGATGTCGCGCAGCGGGTCGGTGATGGCGGCGCGGATTGCCCGGTTCGTCGTCACCCGATCCCCACATGGGACGGATGGACGAACGGCTGGAGCAGCCGCTTGGCAGCGTTGGGCATCTGGCGGGGTGCAAACTGGATGCCGGTCAGGTCGTTGCCGAGCACCCCGAACGGTGCGTCCTGCAGCTTCGCCACCTCGGCGACGAGGATGCGGGTCGCCTGCTTCACCTCGGTCGGCACGGCCGTCGGCCAGCCCCAGGTGCCGGTGACCTCGATCAACCCAAGGCGCCCTGACGCCACGTCGGTCGGGAACGTGTAGCCAGACAGCAGTTCGATGCTGGTGTACGGCACGGCGAGCGGTGCACGGGTCGTCGCACCGGGCGGGGCGAGCTGGTACTG